TTGTCAATTTACCTTATGTAAACTCAGATGCGCGAACGATACTCAAAAAGAAACGCGGTATATCGCAAATAAAATTTCAGAAGAGGCGCAGAATATTTTTCCTGTGTCTTGGAAATATTTAAGAGGGGACCCTGACCATAATGACAACAACGACGATATCAGCGGCAATAAAGTATAATACGCTCCCTACAATATACCAGCAGTATATTCATCTTTCGAGATATGCTCGTTGGTTACCCGAAGACGGTAGACGAGAAACCTGGGATGAAACTGTAACTCGGTATTTTGATTTTTTTGAAGGACATCTTAAAGAGTTTACAAAAGGTAAATTGACAAAGAATGAACGAGAAGAATTAGAACAGGCTGTTTTAAGTCTTGAAGTAATGCCATCTATGCGATGCCTGATGACTGCTGGTGAGGCATTAGAACGCGAGAATATTGCTGGTTATAATTGTTCATATATCGCCATTGATTCCCCACGCGCATTTGATGAGATTCTTTATATTTTGATGAATGGTACTGGCGTTGGTTTTTCTGTAGAACGGCAATCAGTAAATCAGCTTCCTTTAGTTGCAGAAGACTTTCATACAACAGACACATCTATTGTTGTTCCTGATAGTAAATTGGGTTGGGCAAAGGCTATGAAAGAATTGGTGGCTATGCTCTATAGTGGGCAGATTCCAACATGGGATCTTTCTCGTATTCGCCCTGCGGGCGCACCACTAAAAACATTCGGGGGAAGAGCTTCTGGACCACAGCCTCTTGATGATTTATTTAATTTTGCTGTTCGCATCTTTACAGGAGCAGCAGGAAGAAAACTCAACTCATTAGAATGCCATGATTTGGTTTGTAAGATTGCAGAGATTGTTGTGGTTGGCGGGGTTCGACGCTCGGCCTTGCTTTCGCTTTCCAATCTATCCGACGAACGAATGCGTCATGCAAAGAGTGGGCAATGGCAAGGTACAGAACCACAGCGGGCTCTTTCTAATAACTCTGCTGCATATACAGAGAAGCCTGATATTGGGATTTTTATGGCCGAATGGCTTTCGCTATATGATAGTAAAAGTGGAGAGCGAGGAATTTTCTCCCGAATTGCATGTCAAGAGCAAGCAGCGAAAAATGGCCGGAGAGATCCTAATTATGAATTTGGCACAAATCCTTGTTCAGAGATTGTGCTGCGATCAAAGGAATTCTGCAATCTTTCTGAAGTTGTCATTCGTCCTGAAGATACAATGTCAACACTTAAAGAAAAGGTTCGTCTGGCAACTATTTTAGGAACAATTCAGGCGACATTAATGAATTTTAGATATATAGGTAGTGGGTGGGGTAAGAATTGTGAGGAGGAAAGGTTGCTTGGTGTGAGTCTTACTGGAATTATGGACAACGTATTAACGAATGGAAAAAAAGATGGCTTGCCTAAGCGGCTTGAAGAACTCAAGTCAATTGCAATTGAAACAAATAAAGTCTGGGCTAAAAAGCTCGGCATTAATCAAGCGGTTGCAGTCACCTGTGTCAAGCCTTCGGGAACTGTATCACAACTTGTCGATGCTGCTTCTGGGATTCATGCTCGTCATAACCCACACTATATTCGCACTATACGCGCTGATAAAAAGGACCCTCTGGCCAAGATGATGGTCGAGGCTGGATTTCCAGTAGAAGATGATGTCGTTCAACCAGATCACAATTATATATTTTCATTTCCGATGGAAGCACCACAAGAGGCTATATTCAGAACTGACCTGACAGCCATTGAGCAATTAGAACATTGGCTGATATACCAACGTCATTGGTGTGAACACAAACCTTCATGCACCATATCGGTAAAAGAAGCAGAATGGATTGAAGTTGGTGCATGGGTATATAAACATTTCGATGAGATGAGTGGAGTATCATTCCTACCATTTTCTAATCACATCTATAAACAAGCACCCTATATAGATTGTAGTAAAAAAGATTATACTGCTGCAAAAAACAGTATGCCTAAAGATGTAGATTGGATGCTCTTGGCTAATTACGAGACAACCGACCAAACGATAGGTTCTCAAGAATTAGCGTGTAGTGCGGCAACGGGATGTGAAGTATAAATGGAACCAGAAGAAGAATTATCATTAGAAATTCTTGATTGTAGATATTGTGAAGCGCAATACAGTATTTTATTAGGCGATAATTTTCTGCATGAGAATTCGCACTATTGTCCTTTTTGTGGTGAATATAATGTAAGAGAAGAATTATGATAATTGCAGGAATTGATTATTCAATGTCGTGCCCAGCCATCTGTATACATGATACCCAAAAGGGAAAATTTTCATTTAAGACCACCAATCATTATTTCAGGTCTAATCTTAAAAAATTTGATAAGTTCTATGAAAATAGAATTTGGGGAGAGAATCATGGTCAATGGAAAACAGATGAAGACCGATATGATGATATTTCTACTTGGGCATTAGATATTATTACGTCTGTTCATAGAGTAGATAAAGTATTTCTAGAAGGCTATTCTTATGGCTCTACTGGGAAGGTATTCCATATTGCAGAAAATACAGCAATTCTTAAATATAATTTATGGGATGAACAAATAGAATTTGAAATTATTCCCCCGACAGTAATTAAAAAGTTTGCAACAGGAAAGGGGAATGCGAACAAGGAGAAGATGTATGAATCATTTAATATTGAAAATCCAGGAATGGATTTACGTTCATGGCTTACTCCTAGGTCAAGTAATGTTATTAGTCCTGTTAGCGATATTGTTGATGCTTACTTTATAGCTAAGTATGGGCTTAGTCTTTAATAAGGATATCCATATTAAAGGATGTTCTTGTATAGGCTATCCTTCAAACGGCTACACCTTATATATCCTTTGGGAACATGTTTTTGAGCAAGTATTTTAAAACTATTTTTATTGGCTCGTAGCACAACTGGTAAATGCACGGTTCTTATAAAGCCGAGATAGTGGGTTCAAGTCCCACCGAGCCTACCATTTGGGATGGAGTCTGACAGTAGAATTTGATTCATATGTTCTCGGAGCTATAAAAAAGGGGCTTTAGAACGCGGTCTAATCGGCGTTTAGTGTGTTGCAGTACATAATTCCCTATAATACAGAAAATCTCGTTACAGGGTGACCTAGGGTGTCAAAAAACCCTTTAAAATCAAGCACTTAGCTGACATAAAAAAATGAACTATTACCAAAAGCCCTTTAAAATCAAGCACTTAGAGAATGTTTTATTTCGACGGAGCTATTGACAAGACGGTGAATCTGGGGTATACTCTATATAGAGGTTAAGAATGGATATTGTCGTTTTACAAGGCAAGCCCCGACACGGTAAGAATCGTGAAAAGTGGGGCTCAGACTGGCGCTGGATTCGTCAGACTAATGATCCGAATTTTGAAATCCTGAGGAGGGAAACCATTGTATCGTAAACCCGTTCCGACTTATCCGATTAAGGATGCGTTGGAAGCAACCGCGGCGATTATCCGTATGCACGGATATATCTCCAAGAAGGATGCTGCGACTTCTGGACACAAGGCGACCGCGGTGATTCTTGGTGAGTGGTTGACTTCTTCTTCGCCGATCTGCGTGGGTACCCAGGACGCCGACGATGTGATGGCGGCCTCGGCCTTGGATTGGCTGGGGAAGCTGACTACTTCGCCGAAGACTGGTCGTGAAAACGATTTCGATATTTCCATGAGGAACTTGATTCTGGGTGGATATCGGAAGTTGGGTTTCTGTGAGATTTGTACGTCTGACTTTGGGTTCATCGCCTGTGTCTATTCGACCATGGAGCGTGCAGCCAATAGCGAAGTGAAGAAGGCAGAAGCCAAGGAAGCTGCATCGAATTCTGCCTACATGGGTTCGATCAAGAAGCGGGCGGAGTTTTTCGTCAAGCTGATCGGCAAGAAGTATAGCGATAATGTTGGTTGCTATATTTACAAGGTCAAGGATCAAAAGGGAAACCTCGGGGTCTTTTTCAGTAGCGATGCCGATTTGGCGAAGGTCGAGGATTGTTTTCTGGCTAAGATGACTCCGAAACGCCATAGTGTGAATGATTATCACGGTGGCAAGGAGACTGTATTCAATCGGGTTAAGGTCGTACAGAATGTTGGTGCTCCGAAAGTGTCATAAGGAGGGATTGTGTATAGGTTAATTATATTTTGCATCTTTAGTTTTTTTGTTACGAATCCCGCTTCTGGCACTCCGCCGGAAGCGGCTGTGATATGTACGACTTGTCATGGGGTGGATGGTATTGGTATACTCGATATATACCCAAACCTTAAAGGGCAGAAAGAAAAATATATCACCAAACAGATAAATGATTTTAAGAGCGGCGCAAGAGTTGACCCTATTATGTCGCCTATGGCTAGTTTATTGTTAGAAAAAGACATGGTGGCTGTTGTGAAATATTTTTCGGAATTGAAATAGTCTTTTCGGGGCACTGCCTCGACCAGGTTTAGAATGAAAGGATAACATATGGCATTAACCCCAGAGCTTCATGCTCACATACGAGAAATACTCAAGCAATTGAAATCGCAAGGTCCCCGTGACCCTGCGGTTTCTTTTATTATTAAAGCTACAATAGGTAATATTTGTCGTATAAAAATGAAAGACTTCGTGTCTAAATAAATTCAAAAGGATAAATGATGATTCAGATAATCACAAAAGATAGTTGCCCTTGGTGTGTAAAGGCAAAGACGATTTTGAAGACTCATGGTTATTCCTACCAAGAGATTAAGATTCCATATTCCCTTTCTAAAGAAGAATTTCATACCTTGGTTGAGGAATACCAGACTTCAAAAACTGTCCCAAAGATTTTTGATGATAAAGAATTGATTGGTGGATATGAAGAATTGATAATTTGGCTTGATAATCATATTGGAGGTTATGGTGAAGGTTCTTTGTCCTAAGTTGCTTACCAATTTCATTTAATGTTAAATGGAGCCCTAACTAGCTCTAGTTGACTGCTATATAATAATAGACATTTTTATTGCAAGTGTCGGTGATTGCTTTAAATTTTTGAATTGACCACCGAGTTTATAAGGAGCCTTTATAATGGCATTTCGTACAGATAGTCAGGCACGTCGGGTAACCGACTACTTCTCCGAGGGAAAGACCCTCACGGCTGCTGAAGCCCGATCACGCTTTGGTGTGCAGAACTTCCGCGCTTTGATTTCGCATATCAGGGGCACGGTTGAGGCTTATGGTAACCATGAAGTATGGTCTGAGCCGACTTCAACCAGCACGGCCCGTTATGGTATGGACTCGTAATAGTAGTCTAACCCATAACATTCTTGTTCTCGTTTAGAACATGAGTTAGGGGCGGCGGCATTGTTGCTGCCGCCCCTATTTTTTTGGAGAAAATTGAGATGAGCGATAGTCCATTTGAGCTTAAATTTACTTTCGGCGATACTTCTGGGGTTATGATTGACGAAGATGAGTTAAAGAAAAACGCAGTTCATAAAGATGCCAAAGGTGGCACCGAGTTAATGCTTGAGGGATTGAAGAAGCGACTCGATCCTGAGCTTTGGGATAATTTCAATTTTATCATGTCGCGTGTGCGTGACGAATTTATTGATTCTGATAAGCCCAACATTCTTTGGCTTCAGGACTTGCCAGAAGACCCAGAGTCGCAGCATCTTAAAGACGCATCTTCCCGAGAACGATTCGCCAAGATTATATTCAATAGTAATTGGCAACAGCAACAGTATCATATGAAGCTAGGTGTTCCATACGAAGATGGTGTGGTATTAAAGAATTGTTGCGAGCGTTTTGAGTCGCACGAAAAACCCAAGGATGAAAAACTTCGCCTTGTGTATTTTTCTACTCCTCATCGTGGGCTTCATGTTCTAGAATCAGCCATTCGGCATCTAGAAACCCTGCGCGATGATTTTGAAGTAGACATCTATTCTAGTTTCAAGATTTATGGTTGGGAAGAACAAGACAAGCAATTCCAAGAATTGTTTGACCGATTGGGTGAACTCAAGTCGGTTAATTACTATGGCACAGTTTCAAACGAAACAATTCGTGGGGCTCTTACCAAGAGCCATATTCTTGCATATCCTTCTACCTATATTGAAAGCTCATGTTGCGTTGCAATTGAAGCAATGGCCGCAGGGCTTTTGACTGTTGTTCCTAATTATGGTGCATTGACTGAAACCTGTACTGACTATGCATGGATGTATAATTGGGAATCAGAGCACTTGATTCTTATTGGGAACCTGCCCTTCAGCAAATTCTAAAACTACAAGCAATATATTACAATTATTTCTATAGCTGGGATATGCGAGCATCACAATGGACTACATTACTCACTGGCTTAAAAGCTGAGTTTGATGCTCGCCCTAAGCGACAAAAGTATCCTTATTAGGGAGAATCATAATGGACTTACTAGTTAAGTTTCCAACCCGTGGTAGATGTGATAAATTCTTTACGGTGTTGGATTCGTTTGTGGAAAAACAGTCGGGTGACCATAATTGTCATTATCTCGTTTCTTGTGATACTGACGATGAGACGATGAACAATCCGGATGTCATTAAGCGCCTTGAGTCATATGATAATCTTTCATATTATTTCGATGAGCGGGCTGGTAAGATTGGTTCTGTAAATCGTGATATGGACAAGGCTCTAGACTATGATATTCTCATGCAGCCATCGGATGATATGATTCCTGTGTACACTGGTTGGGATGATAGAATCGCAGAAGAGATGGAGATTTGTTTTGATGATGGTGATGGTGTTGTCTGGTTTTTCGATGGTCATAATCGAGAGACTGATACACTTTGCATTATGGGAAAACCCTACTATGACCGGTTTGGATATTTGTATTATCCTGAATACAAGAGTCTTTGGTGTGATGCCGAGTTTACTGAAGTGGCCGATTTACTAGATCGACTTTCGTTTAGCCCACGATGAGGAG